TCATCAGTCATACGGGTTTCCCTTGGCTGTCTGTTCTGGTGAATCTTCAGCTAACCACTGAAATATAGCTTCGTGCTGAACCATTATCTCGCCATCAACTTCACGCAAATCATTATCAACCTCTTCCAACCTTTCAATGGCCTTCCACAGTTCCTCAACTTTAAAGTTAAGGACATCAAGACCAGACACCGCTCTTTGTATTTCAGTCTGGAACTGATCAGACTTATCCACAAGACCAGATAATCTATTAACCTCAGAGGATAAACCACTAGCCCACCATATAGCACCCACAGACTGGGCAATAAGAAATAAAGCTAATGTAATTATTCTTGAATCTACGTTCATTATGACTCCTCAAAGTCTTGTTCTACTTCTACTTCAGGGGGAGCCATGCCTTCTGGCCTTTGAAATATCTGTGCGTTTAACCCAGAAAATACCAAACACGTTCTTGCTTCGCTAACGTGCAAGACAGCAGCAGTTTGAGTATTGGGGTTATGCAAAACAACTATACCCGTTATAGGTGTCTCCTCGAAAGTCATCGATATATTCACAGCATAATCGGTAGTTAGGCTAGACATCATCGAGGTCATGCCGGGAGTACATATCACCGGAAACGGAATCATCAACTTCCTTGCATCTTCAGGAGGGCCAGCACTTACTTCATAGAGCATGAAGCAAAACATTGCAAATGCTACACCAACTAGAAATTTTTTCATTAATACGTTGCCTCAGCAGGTGGCTCAAGAGTCCTGTACGATCTATTTATAGGAGGTACAGGCTCCATATCATATATTCTAGACAACGCATCTAAAAAATCTGGGTGAACAGTAGGAAAAAGATTATATTCGTTACGCCTTACCCAATCACTCAAATCATAAGAATCGCCATTCTCATCAATCCTCATAATTTTTTTAGCAATAAGAAAGTCTTGTTTTCTTACTCTCATATCTTCTTGATATGAAGTATAGTTTTTAGAATCCGTAGGATAGGGCCAAAACAAAGAACCATCTTTCAGGTCAGGCTCTAATCTTTGGATTCTATCTTTCTTTGATTGTGATCCTCCCCCTCCAACCCAGTTTAATTCATATATAGGAAATGAACTACCCTCTATACGCATCATTTCTTTAAAATGTTCAATATCAGATTGAGCGCCATAACGCTCATATCCAATTTTTACCTCTCTAGCACCGGGTGCTCTTTTCCACTTAGTCCGAAGTCTTTTAAGATTGTCCCATCTCTCAGACAAAGACAACCTATGGCATAATCCGTCTAAAACATATTTGTTATAATTTCCATCAACTCCTACTACAGCTATAGCGGTTCTATTAGACTCTCTTTTTTTAGAGTGTGCAGGATCAACCATAATGTACACATTCATTGTGTAAGGTCTTATTTCCCACTCCCGCCACCAATCAGTTTTAAAAGCTATATCAGACCCAGCTATTGGGTTTAAAAGCTGCTGACAAGCTACAGTGTAAGTAGAAGTTGTCTTTTTTATTTCTTCCCATCTTTCTTCTTCGAGAAAAATAGGATACCCATCCATTTGACCATTATGGGTCGCTGGATGAACTCTAGGTTTTACAGCTGCTCTTTGAAGTATTGTACCATAAGTATCTCCATAAGAGTATCTAGTTCCAGCATACTGAAATCTGGGGCGGTGAGTAGAACCCAAATTAAGAGAAAGTTCCCACTGTGTTGTAGTCTTCTTGATCTGTTCTGGAGTAGAAACAGATTCTTGTACTACAACATCGTCATAAACAATAAGGGAAAAATGTCGTCCAGTAGGCTGACCATCGACAAGTCCATGTGCCTCAATAGTTTGTTCCTTTGGGTTAGAGTTTCGTTTAACACATAACCCTTCATTCTCAGCCCATTTAGGAGCCTGCTGTCTTGGCTTTTCGTATAAAATATCTGGATAAAGATCAACCAGTTTTTCATTAGATTCAAACTCCATCATTATCTGTCGTAAAAAAGGTTTAGCCTGTTTTGCAGAAAATGACAAAATCCCAATCGTAATATCAGGATCACATAAAACTTCCTGTACACAACCAAGAAAAGTAATTATAGAACTTTTGTAATGAAACCGCGCCCAGAGATCAAGATAGCTGTCTCTATTTAACTCTACCTCTCTACATCTTTCGTATATCCAAGGATGAAGCATATCATGCCTATTACACAAAAACACCCCAAGGTAATAGCGATCAAGCTGCCCCAAAGTCCTAATAAAAGAATCATCAATATTAGGGTCACGGTGACATTCCGCATATGCTTCAACCACTCTATGGTAAGGGGCCGTGTGCGCCCACTCAGCAAATTGTTTTGCAGCGTCAGCATTATTATTATTATTATAGACGCTTTTTGCTATTGCGGGAAGCACACGAACCCCTATTTTTTCTTTTTATACCCAGAAGCATAGGCAGCACGGGCTTGCCGTTCAGCACCTGCTCTAGATTTGTAAACTTTTCCTCTATCGCCCCACTTATAACCACCCTTAACTTTCTTGATCGGCATTTTCTATAGTCTCCAACCATGATCGTAGGGCTTCAGGATTATTAATTAGATACAGAATTTCCTCATCAGATAAAGCAGAAGCAGCAGGATACATTTCTTTAAATGCCATAATATCCCTATCTCTAGAACGATCCCCCTTATCTCTTACATGATAAGGAATTCCTTCTTTAATTCCCTGCTTTACAAACTTTAATAATTCTTCCCCAGTTATCTTAGTATATACATTACGAGACCTTAAATACTCTTCGGCCCTTTTCGCAAAAGCAGCTATTGGTAATTTATCTGCTAATTTATGTAGCATATTAGGACTGACAATGCTATATGCTTTTACATATTCATCAGATCGTTTATACTCATTCATTAATTTAGCAGCTTCCTGCACTTCTTTAGTTAGATGAGCTTTTATAGAACTACCAGTACTTTTCTTGGCAGCATTATACTTTTGTTCCCAGTCTTTTTCTAATTTAGTTGCAGTCTCTAAGATGTCCTTCTGTTGGGCTATAAAATTCTGTATATACTTATTCTCAGTTTCTCCAGTAGCAGTTTTATCAACAAAGATTTCTTCACCCGGAACTGTTGTCGGGGCTACTCCTGTTGTAGTAACAGCCGTACCTTCATCATCAGTAAATAAATCTTCATACCACTCACTTCCACCAACTGGTCTATTTATTTGAAGACCGGGGATAATATTTAAAATCTGTGTTGTAACATCAACTGGATAACCAATTACTTTAGAAATTACATCAATATTTCCTGCAAGCTTTTCATCTAATTCCTTAACAGTATTAACTAATGCAGTAGCGTCTTCACTTAACTGCTGACTTCCACCAATTGGTCTATCTATTTCCCAAGCTTGCGGCAAAGCCATATTCAATATTTCAGTTACCGCATCAACTGGGTAACCATATATATCAGACATCTCTATATCTTTAATTCGATCCCATATGCTAAGAGTTTCATCATAAGCCTTCTGATTAGAAACTCCTGTTGGAGTGGTAGAGGCTTCAGCTTCAGCAACTACAGTCTTACCTATATTTAAAATATCAGCAAGTTTTTCTCCAAATGTTTTATCAGTAACATCAATCGGAACCTGAGCATATTCTCCTTGATCTTGTTTCTTAGCTTCAATAGTTGCTTCATTTCCAGTAGCCCAATCTCCTAATCCTAATTTCTGAGCTAACGTATCTTCATCGGATAATACTCTATTAAGATCAGCTATAGCATTAGGATCATTTTCTACTATACCAACCCCAGATGATCTAGCAGTCCCAATGCCCTCTTCAGCTGCTCTTGTAGCATAACCGTTAGCCACTATCTATCACCCCGAATACCGCCTTCACGCTGTTCTGGGGTTTCAGATTCACGAGGCAACAAACCCGGTCTCGGTCTCGCCACAAACTCACCAGAGGTCATAGCATTTTTATTTTGAATATAAAGTTCCATCATTTTAGGATTACTTAAAAGATTCATTTTTTGTTCTGGATCGAGCCCTGATAAATTCACACTATGTATTGACGCAACGCATGCATTCAAAGCCGGATCAAAAGTATAACCATTAGGACAGGATGGTTCAGCCTCTGGACCCTGAGAAGTTGCTTCAACTACAGGAGGGTGATCATAAGTCTTCCAATTACCGGAATCAATGTATCCTTCATCTATAAAATCTTGCATTCCGGGCTTAGTTCCTTCAACTATAACATCACCCATAGTTGTCTCAGCACCCATACCCGCACCTCTAAGACCACCTGCCCATGTAGGATCAAGTGCCATCGCGCCGGGCATATTAGGATTCTGTGTACCCCATTGCCTTATATTGAGAGAGTTAGCACCAGTATCAGGCTGTTGAACATTCATTGAGCGCGTCTGCGAATCATCAAAGAAGGGCGCTGTATCTGCTCTAGTACCTAGCATCTGAGCAAAATTGCCACCCCATACATCAGCAGTATCGGATGAATACATTCCACCATTTATCGTTGAGGGGCTAAAGTCAGCATAATTCTGACTTGGGCTCTGGCCCATTATACTTCCCCCACCTAAAGTTCTAGATATAGCCCCAGAAGGGTTATAACTTCTATCCCAAGTATTTGCCATAATTAATTCCTCTGGTGGAGGTGGCGGGAATCGGACCCGCTTCCAGAAAGGGAACTAACTCTTCTTCCTGTCGAAACCATTACACCCCCTAATGAATGCTCTTCTCAATTTGTTCAAGTCCCTTATTCACTGCTTTCTCAAGAATAGAATCTACATCAACTCTCTTCTTAACTTCAACAGTCCCTTTATGTTCAACCTCTTTATGCTCTTCCTTCTTACTATAAGTAGAACGCCAGCCAAAGCGGTTCACCATATTGATCAACCAGAGTGCATGATTAAATCCTCTGGTTTCTAAATTCTCTCGCCCCTGCCTAATCCACCAAGCTTCAGAAGCCTCTTTCCCAATGTTAACAACTATTCTAAAGGCAGCTTTTTCTTTATCAGTCCCTTTCATCCAGCGATGAAAAGTTGAACGGTCTATTCCCATTAGACGAGCAGCTTCCTGAAATGTACCACCTTGATCTAGTAGACCTTCAATACGTCTACTCATCTTCTCATCCCATATTTTAGAAAACTTACTTTTAGCCATAACGCTTATTACCTCTTCCAGTCGAGCGCCCATGCGCCCTATTCTTCTTCCTTGAAACAATCGAAAGATTCTTTTTAGAATTGTTCATAGGATTATTATCTTTGTGATGAAGTTCTGCAGTACTTCCTTTCTTAACTTTTCCAGCTTTTACAGCCTGTCTACGAGCGACAGTTCTCTTGGACCTGCGCTTACGCTGTTCAGGCTTAGAATGATATATAGCGTATTCACGCTTATAGTTTCTAGTAGCCACTCTTTACTTTCTTCCCAGATTTTTTAGCATAAGACTTAGCAGCTTTTTTTCCTTTCTTAGTGTAAGGAAATTTTTTCTTTCCAACTTTAGGCATATCAGTTCCCCTGTTCAATGGGCCCTTGCCCAAGTAGTCCCCTCTTTAAGCCAACCATATTCCCCCACCAATCTGCAAAATTAGGATAGGAGCCGGGGGTTGTTTGATTAAAAATATTTTGTACACCATGTATTCCCTGATGCAATGTCCCATATCCAGCTATTCCCAATAATTGCCCTATCGCCTCTAATCCTTGGAATGGATTACCAGAAGCAAATTTCTGAGCTGTATTAGTCTTATCATAAAAGTCTAAAGCCTTATTTGCAGACTGATCTGATCTTTGTTGAAAAGAAGCATCCCAAGGTAAATCAAGAGTGACATTCCCAGCTGCTGGCTTACTAAGATGCGAGACCACCTCATAAGGATCAAGGCCAACATATCTCTCCGTTCCACTTAAAGCCTTATTCCAAGCTTTATTTACCATGTCATTTATTTTATCTGTTCTTGACTTCTTTACAGACTCAGCTTGTTTCCTCAAAACATTTTCATTCTGAAGCCCAGTTACTATGCTGCCTATATTAGAAGAATAGCCCCCATAATCTTGAGACGGGGAAGAACCTGTTTGTGTTATCGGTTCCCTGACAGGAGTAGTAACAGGACTAAGCGGTTGGTGTTGCTTTGTTATAGGACTTTGTTTAAATAACTTCCCTACATCTATTTTTTCTGCTGCCCCCGGTCCTCTATCATAACCACCAGAGTATCCTGATCTATCTGCCCTTCTGTCTTCAAAAGAAAAATCATCACGAGCCTGACGATCCTCAATAGCAGCTTCTCTTCCTCTAGGGTCTCCTAAATAACCTCCCATTAGTAGTCTCCTCTTATTCCGGGTGGGCCAGTGATCCCTAAAGACTCATCAATATCTTGTTGAGTTTCAAGTGTTCCGTTGTTTATCCCTGCCATTATTATATCATATGCCATCTGGGTTCCTAAACCTGCCCAGCCTATAGGACCGGGGATCATTCCAATCCCGCTTAAAACAGCCCCAGCATAATCTCCTAAAGCAGCTCTATACCCTACATCTACAGCCCCTAACGCAGCTCCCGCAAAAGGAACAGCCCTAGCAAACCTACCGGGATTATGAATTGATTTTACACTAAATTGAGATAAAGGATCATCTATATATGGACCCATCCGAAAAGCTTTATTCCAGTCATCAGGAGACAATCTTACTTCAGGCTCCTTAAATATAGGAGCATACCCAAAACCTCGTCTGTACTCACTTAACGGCATATCTCCAGCAAGAGGAATAGCTCGTTCATTTACACCTGAAAATCCTGAAGCAATATGATAGTCATGAGTTGTATATGCGTGAGGAGAAATCTCAGGAAATAATGGACTCCAACCAACTCTAGGATCAATTCTAAGTTTCGATCCATGCCAAACAGGCATCATTTCAGTACCTTGCGCAGTCTTCCATACTCCCAACAAGGCATCATTAGGTAAAGTAGTTTTACTGAAAGGATTCTTAAATCCCCTACCTCTAAAAAATGGGTCATATTCTTTTACAATAGAACCTAAGAAATTACTTTCTCCAACAACAGGAGAAAGAACCTGTGCTCCAGTTCTTAATGCCTGACTCGCCAATAAGTCAGACCTTTCCTTATTGGAAATTGGTCCAGTTAATGTATCGTCAAATGTAAAAGTTCGTCTAGCTATCTCTCGCCCAATCTCTCTGTCTAGCTCAATCTGACGGGCTCTTAACCCAGCATTGTGTTCCCCAACTCTTTGGGCTAGGCCTCCGGCTCCCATACCGGAGACAGCACCTGTATCAAAGCCTGTTGTTGGGGAACCGGGATCAGCCATTTGCTCTTCCCATATTAATCAGTAGTTTACAGAACAAAATATCCTCCATAGTACAATCCCCTTATAGGGGTTATTTCAGTGTTCTAACACCTTGTTTTTTAAGGCCATTTTTCGCCTGTATTCCCTTTTTCTCCTCTGTAGGTGAGGACGCACTTCTTCTCTCATATATTTCTCATAAGAGAGCCTGTTCCTACGGTTCATCTCATCCTGACACGCAACGTATACAGGAGAATTCATACTCAGGTTTTCTCTAGCCGTTTCCAATAAAGCCCCAAAAGAAAGTTCCCTACAAATTTTTTTCCACTGAGCCCTCACGGATTCAAATGATTCATCTTCATCCCATTCGTTGAAATAAAACATAGTATTCTCCATTTCAGGCTGGCTGTCTATTAACTTTAAAAGCTAGTGTAACCCTTGGGAGATCAGTATCAGGAGACATTCCCCTGTGGGGAAGACTCGCTCCTTCAAAGACCACCACCCTATTCTGTTTGAAGTCTATCTTCTTAACCTCTTCTCCATCCCTGTATTCAAAATGTCCGCAACCTTCCAACGTGGGAGTAACCATATAGAGAACTGTGAAATCCCCATCATCCTTATGGAAGCTTCCATCCATTCCCTTGAACTGAATATTGGCATAAGCCCTTATGAACTGGCACTCCTCCTTTAGAACTTCCCTGCTCAGTTTCCTGCACATATACTTTATATGAAAATTTTCTTCCCCAAACTCCACCCTGTAGAATCTCTGTGCATCTGCCCCATAAATGGAACTATGCCCGTATATATGAGGCATACAGTAAAGAATATGATGACACAAGTGATCACAGAATTCCAAATCCAGCCAATTATCAATTACTTTTATCATATAGGTGTCTATATTTCCCCTAAGAAAATATGGTTAGCCAGGAGAGCGCCTCCCAAAAAAATTCCCAAGATAAAAATTATCATTATAGCAGGGAAAATCAGTTCTGATTTCTTCAAAAGAGCCTCCTTTTGGAAATACAGGGTAATTGTGTGTACGGGGGTACGACAACGCGAAAGGGGGCGGGTGGATCGTTCCACTGCAACCTCGATCGGCTTCGCGCCTCGGAGCCTCCTTTTACAGAATCCACAACGTATAAGTATAGGGGATCAGTACTACCCCTATGTCAAGTGGGTTTGCATTCTTGGATTAATTAATGCATTGGTTTGTGGAAATCATTGCGTTGGTGTTGCAAGTATGCTTGCCTAAGTCCGAGATATAACAACTGTTATATTTCAAACATTCCAAAAAGGATTAAATTAATTATGGCTTCAAAAACCAAAGCAGTAAAAAAGTTTGCAAAGTTAAAACTCACCGATGCAATGCAGTCCACACTAGTGGAAATCACACACGCGGTTTCCGGTGTTGCAGAGTACACGGCAAAAACAAAGTTTGCATTGCAGTGTATCGCGCTTGCGGAAAGCGAGGGTATTCC